GTTGAGGCTGATACTCCCGCTATCGACCGCACCGCCTGATTATACTGGGGAGTCTTATGGCTCCCCTTTTTCTTTTTATAACTATGACCGCTTCCACATTTAAGACCGATACCGAACTATCCGCAGTCAATCAAGTGCTGGGAGCAATCGGTCAAGCACCTATTACTACACTTGATTACGCTAACCCTGAGATCTCCTACATCTACCAACTGTTGCAAGAATGTAACCGAGATGTACAGAGTGAGGGTTGGTCATTCAACACTGAAACTCACATCACAAAGACTCCTGATGCTAACAATCAAATCCTAGTTACTAGTGATGTCTTGCAAGTTGATATGTCAGGTGACTTTGCTAACCGTAATGTCAACGTTATTATCAAAGATGGTAAGCTGTATGACAAGGTGCAGCATACTAATGAGTTTACTAAAGCCAAAGGTTTGCTGAACAATGACGGTACTATTGATCTTGATTATGTCTACCTTCTAGAGTTTACAGATTTACCTCAACCTTTCAAACGTCTAGTTATCTACAGAGCAGCTACCCGTGCAGCAGCACAGCTTGTCTCTAACCCACAACTAGTCCAGATGCTACAACAGAATGAAGTTCGAGCCCAGTCGTATTGCATGGAATATGAATGCAACCAGGGTGACTACACCATGATGGGTTGGCGTGATGGAACTGTGTGGCATTCTTTCAATCCTTCTGATGCATTGCGGCGATGAGTTCTATTAGTCAAACAATCCCGAGCTATGTTGCGGGTATCTCAGAACAACCTGACCAACTTAAACTTTCGGGTCAGGTTAAAGATTGTGTAAACGCTCTACCTGACGTCACCAGGATGCTGGGTAAGCGTCCAGGATGTGAGTTCCTACGTGAGGACACTGGAGCTAATGCACACCTGGGTCATTGGTTTGACATTTATCGTGATCCTAACGAGCAGTACATTGGTGTTGTCCGACCAGAAACTGATACTGATAATCAGGATGGTGAGGTTGATATATGGCGTGTAGTGGATGCGCCAATGCGTACGTATAATGATGGTGCAGATCAAGTTCAACGTAGGTACTATCTTGTTGTTACTAATGCAGGTTCAGGACTAACAGAAGGTAATCCAGAAGATAACGCTGCAACTCATGAAGATGTAGCTACAACTAACACTGACAATGGTGATGCTACAGGTCTGACTGTTAACGTCACGGTTAATGCTGCAGGTCTGCTTGCCTCAGCCTTCATCAATGACATTGGTGATGATGATGAATACTCACATGGTGATGTATTAACTATCACTGGCTTTGCCGGAGCTCAAGTTACGTTTTTTACTGGGTTAGCTGGTGAGCAGTGTAATGTTAAATATGATACGGAAACTCATAGTATTGTTGATTTAAATGCTGCTGGTACTACGGCACCTACCACTGCTGACACTAACTGTAATTATTTACAGCATACAAATAGCGATCGTATTAAATCACTGACTGTTAACGACACTACTGCGTTTGTCAACAGGGACACAGTAACGGCTATGGCTGTAGATGATGATGGTGATCCTATTGTAGAGCCTGCTTCTGAGAATGAAGGCTTTATGGAAATCACAGTCTTAGCATTTAACCAGGTTTATCAGTTTAATATTATACAAGGTGAAACTACTCATGAAGTTGATATTGCTGCAACTGGTGCTACCTCAGCAACGGTAGAAGGTGTCCTTGACGCATTTAAAACTGAAGTTGATGCTTTAGCTAATTTTGAGTGCGATAAAATTGGTAACGGTCTCCACATTAGAGCTACTGCAGGTGGTGTTTTTTCACTTGAAACTCCTGAACGACAGTTAATGAATGTCTTCACTGATGAAGTGCAGGACATTACTTTACTACCTGATCAGTGTCATCATCACTACCGTGTTAAAGTTGCTAACAGTGGTAGTCTAGAAGATGATTATTATGTACGGTTTTCTGGTGCTAACGATAGTGATGGCCAAGGTACGTGGGAAGAGTGGCGTGATCCTGGTGTAGAAATTCAGATTGATGCTGCCACTATGCCACACATTATGTTCCGTCAAACTGATGGTTCATTCTTAGTGTGTCCTACTGCATACGATGACCGGATGGTCGGTGATACAACCACTAACCCTACTCCTTCATTTATTGGTGCTAGGATTAACAACATTACTCTGTTTAGAAATAGGCTTGGATTCCTATCTAATCAAAACCTGATCCTCAGCCGACCTGGTGACTTCTTTAATTTCTTTGTATCAACTGCACTAGCTATTACTGCAAAGGATCCTATTGACCTATCAGCTGCATCCCCTAACCCAGCTACTTTGTTCGACTCTATTGAAGTTAACACCGGTCTAGTCCTGTTCAGTCGTACTGAGCAGTTCATGCTGACTACTGATAATGACGTGCTGTCACCTGAGACAGCTAAGATTAACTTTGTGTCTTCCTTCAACTACAATGAAGACGTTAGCCCTTTCTCGCTTGGTACTACTATTGGATTTTTGAATGATGAAGGTAGTAACACCAGGCTATATGAAATGTCTAATCCTCCTAGAGAGGGACAGCCTGAAGTTATTGAACAAAGTAAGATTATATCTAACCTATATCCAACTGGTATTAACCGGATTGCTACATCTAAAAACAATACTATTGTACTAACTGCAGCTTCTGGATCTAGAGATGTCTACGGGTATCGATACTACAACACCACGGAGAGGCGTCTACAATCCGCTTGGTTCAAGCTTAGGATGAGTGGTGATGTGATCTACCACACCATCATCCGAGACACCTACTGGGCCATTGTACGTAACCTAGATACCACGCCTAACCCTGACGTTAATATCGTTACCATTCAAAAGATGGAGCTAAAACAGAACGATGGTACTGTTACAGTTAACAATGCTACTCAAGGTATTATTTGCTATCTTGATAACAAACGTGAAATTCCTCATGCTGACTTAGACTATGATACAGCAACTGACACTACTGAGTTTACCCTTCCGTGGACTTATGATCAAACTAAGTTTAACTCTGATACGTTTGCAACTGGTCTAACTGTATTCCAACTTGGAGATGGTGCTGATGGTCGTGCTGTTGATCTTGTATCAGCCGGTGGTACTCCTGCTCGCATTAATACAATTGATGCAAATTTCCAAACCGTTACGTTGCGTGGACGATGGAATGAGCAAACCGATATTACAATCACTAACGCTGCTACTGGTGATAACTTAGGGACTGGTAAGTTTGTTGGTCTTGGTACTACAGGTGGATCAGGCTCAGGTTTGCTGCTTGCTGGTGAGGTGGATGTAGATGGTAACCTTAGTAATGTACAGATTGTGAACCCTGGTTCAGGGTATACTACAAATGATGTGGTTACTATTCAAGTAACTCCTGCTCACCCAAGTGGCGATCCAGCTGCTGTTAATACCACTGCTACCTGCACACTAAAGATTACTGAGCAAAGTCTATTTGTAGGTTATGCCTATGAAATGGATGTACAGTTCCCTGTTATCTATCCTGTCAAAGGTGCTGGTGATGCAGCTAAATCTGATGTACAAGGTAGTCTGATTATCCATCGTTTTAAAGTTAATACTAACTCTACGGGCACTTTCCAAATGGAACTTGGTCGTAAACATCGAACCACATTTTCAACCACACATGAAGCAAAGACGTTTGACTCTTATAAGGCAGACGATATTGCTATCGGTGAAGTAGATGAAACCGTAGTCGCGTGCTATGACCGAAACACTAATGTGGATTTACATCTTAAATCTTCTTATCCCCTGCCAGTTACACTTATTTCTATGACTTGGGAAGGAGAATATACTAACAAGAATTATAGGAGAGCGTAACTATGGCAGTTATTACAGGCGCTGCGCTTCTAGCTGGCGGTTTACAAGCTGGCATGGGTGGCGCCAAGGCTATTTTTGGTCATCACAAGCGGTCCTCAGCAATGGCCCGCCAAAAAAAAGCTGCACTTAAGAAACACAGAGCAGAGAAAAGACAGCTTTATGCTGGACATCAACGTGCTATTGGTAAATTTCTAGATGATGTTAACTATACTGAGCAAATGTGGAACGCTAAGTTCCAGCAAGGTATGGCTGATATTCAGTTTACTAACCAACATGCAGC